AACTCTAGATCTAGGAACAGGGGCTGATGCCGATTGTTTTGTAGATGGATTTGATGGAACATCTGCAGCAGGAGTTGTTACTCAAAACCCTGCGGCATTCCAACCATTAATGGCTGTAGCTGATGACAACATCGACATGACAATTGCAACATTGTCTGGTGGTGCTGTTACTACAGGCAAGATCCGAATTTGGGCATGGATGATGGATTGCACAGATATAGGTAATGACGGTACTGCTAATGAAGTAGATCGTGATGCACTTGCATAACTAACTTAAGGGGCAGGGCAACTTGCCCCTTTAAGCTTATCTAAGGGATTTTTTCATGGCAACTTATGTAACACTAGTTAATCAGCTTCTTGTTCGTCTAAACGAAGTAACGTTAGACACTGCAGGAGATGGCTTTGGTTCAGTACGTAATGTTCAAGCACTTGCTAAAGATGCTATTAATAACTCCATTAGAAATATAGTCCAAACAGGACAAGAGTTTCCTTTCCTAAAAACAACAAATACACAGACACTAACAGCAGGTACTAGGCAGTATGCCTTTCCTGCTAATTTTGCTTCTGTAGATTGGGATACTTTTTATATAAAGAAATTAGGATCTGTAGGTAATACACCTAGTTTTCTTCCTACTATATCATTTGAGGAATATACTCAAAGATTTCGTGGATTAGACGATGAGGGAGATGCAGGTTCTGGAATTTCAGCACCGCAACGTGTATATCAAACACTAGAAGCAAAGTTTGGTGTAACACCTGTTCCAGATAACAGTTATGAAGTAGAGTATGTATACTTTTCATTTCCTGACGATTTAACAGCTTTTAATGATGTTTCTGTAATACCTGATAGATTTAACCATGTACTTATTGATGGTGCTATGATGTACCTGATGAGATTTAGGTCTAATGATCAGAGTGCTGCTATGCATCAACAAAACTTTGAAAATGGTATAAGATCTATGAGACGAATACTTATGGATGATCCACTAGATGTTAGATCAACAGTAATACAGAGAAACAAATCATTTAGTAACACTATTAGCAGTATTGTATAATGCCAGATAATTTAGCTTCTTTTAAAGTCTACTGCGAAGGTGGACTAAATACGAATAGGGATGTGCTGTCTCAAGGTGAGAGACAACCTGGCTCTGCCACACTTCTTGTAAACTATGAACCTGCTGTTACTGGTGGTTACAGACGTATAAGCGGTTTTACTAATTCTTTTGGTACAGTGACAGGTACAGGAAATGTTTTAGGTGTTTGTGTAGCAGATGGTATTAATGACGGTATACTAGCTTGCAGAAAACCATCGTCAGGTAATAACTATCTACACAAATGGAATAACTCTAGCTCTTCTTGGACTGCAATAACTACTTCAGGTTCACCTACAATGGTAGGGGTAACAAAAGTTAGATTTACACGATATAATTTTAGTGGTTCAAAAGTAGTATTAACAGATGGTATAAATCCTGCAGCTACGTATGATGGAACTACATACACACAGATTACACATAATGATGCTCCTACTGACCCTAAGTTTTCTGCAATATTTCAAAATCATTTATTCTTAGCAGGTGATCCTGCACACCCAACTAAGCTCTTTTTTAGTGCTCCATTAGCAGAAACAAATTTTGCTGCTAATGATGGTGCAGGGGTTATAAATGTAGGTTTTCCAATAGTTGCTATTAAATCGTTTAGAAATGAATTATTTATATTTGGAACAACTCACATTAAAAAACTAGCAGGTACTGCACTAGCTAACTTTGTATTACAAACTGTTACAGATGATCTTGGTTGTTTAGCTTCAGATAGTGTAGTAGAAATAGCAGGTGATTTACTCTTTTTGTCTCAAGATGGCTTAAGGCCAATCTCAGGTACAGCTAAAATTGGTGACGTTAATCTTGAATCAATGTCAAAAAATATTCAGTCTATCTTTACAGACATTGTTTTTGATATTGACCTTGAAGGATTATCAAGTGTTATTATTCACCAAAAATCACAGGTAAGATTCTTTTTTGCAGCTACAGATTCTCAAGGTATTATTGCAGGGTTTAGGCAAAACAGTCAGTCTGGTCAATTAGGGTTTGAGTTTGGTCAGTTATTAGGGTTAGAGGCTACCTGTGCAGATAGTGGTTACATAGGTCAAAACGAATTTGTAATACATGGAGACAGTACAGGTAAAGTTCATAGGCAAGAGCAAGGTACTAGTTTTAATGGAACTGATATATTTAGTATCTTTCAAACTCCTTTTTATTATATGCAAGACCCAGAACAACGTAAAATATTTTACAATGTAGCTACATATTTACGTTCTGAGGGTGACAACGAACTAACAATGTCCGTGTTGTATGACTATGAAGACTTTAATACTTTAGGTCCAACTAACTTTATTTTAACAACACAGAATGCTGCAGCTTACTATAACGAAGCTTTATATAATAGCACAGCGGTATTTGACGGAAACCCTGCTCCTGTAAAACGTACAAATGTTTCAGGTTCAGGTAAGTCAGTAGCTTTTAAATATGTAACAAACGATACGAATGCATCACACAGTATCCAAGGTTTAGTGGTAACATTTGGGGTAGGAGACAGGTTATAACATGGCAGGTTATTCAAGACAATCAGCAGCAGATATTATCGCTAATGCGGTTATTAAAGCTGCACCAGTAAACGCAGAGTACAATGCTCTACGAGATGCGTTTCTTTTATCAGGTGGACACAAACATGATGGTAGTTCTACCGAAGGTGGTTACGTACCTCTGATAGCTGACAGTGATGCACTAAACAAAGTTGTTATAGATACTAGTAACAACCGTATAGGCTTCTTTAGTGAAGTGGGTGGAGCAGCAGTAGAGCAAGTACGTATCCAAGATGGTGCTATTGTTCCTGTAACTGATAATGATGTAGACCTTGGTTCATCAACACTCCAATTTAAAGATTTGTACATTGATGGTGTAGGCTATTTAGACTCCGTAGATATAGATGGCGGTTCAATAGATGGAGTAACAATAGGTGGATCATCTGCAGGTGCAGGAACATTTTCATCTTTAGTTGCTACTACAGCAGATATAAATGCAGGTACAATTGATAACGCAGTCATAGGTGGTAGTACAGCATCATCAGGTAGTTTTACTACAATAGCAGCATCAAGTAATGCTACTGTAGGTGGTACTCTTGGTGTTACAGGTAATGTTACAATGGGTGGTACATTAGCAGTAACTGGTACAACTGCTCTTACAGGTACAGCTACTATTACATCTGCTGACATTAACTCTGGCGCAATGGATAATACTACCATTGGTAACACAACGGCTGCTGCAGGTACATTTACTGATCTTACTTCTACAGGTACATCTACTCACGCTACTGTTGACATTAACGGTGGTGCAATTGATGGTGTCACTATAGGTGCAGCATCTGCAGGTGCAGGTACATTTACAGACTTAACAGCCTCTGGCACAACAACTGTAACTACTGCAGATATAAATGGCGGTAATATAGATGGTACAATTATTGGTGCTTCTAGTGCTGCAGCAGGTAGCTTTACAACTATATCGACAACTGGGCAAGCTACATTAGCAACTGCTGATATTAATGGTGGTAGCATTGACGGTGCTGTTATCGGTTCATCTAGCGCAGCAGCTATAACAGGTACAACTATTACAGGAACAAGTCTTGTAGGTACAGTTACAGGTAACGTCACAGGAGATCTAACAGGTGATGTCACTGGTGATGTAACAGGTGATCTTACAGGAAACGTAACTGCAGGTTCTGGTTCGTCTACGTTTAACAACGTAACTGTCAACGGAACACTGGACGTAACAGGTACAACAATTGCTAACGTTACTGATCCTAGTTCTGCACAAGATGCTGCTACTAAAAATTATGTTGACACAGAAGTAGCTGCACTTGTTGACTCTGCTCCAGGTACACTAGACACATTAAACGAACTAGCTGCAGCCCTAAATGATGATCCAAACTTCTCTACAACTATTACAAATAGTATAGCTACCAAGCTACCGCTTGCAGGTGGTACAATGAGTGGTGCTATAGCTATGGGTACATCTAAAATTACAGGCTTGGGTGATCCAACAGCAGATCAAGATGCGGCAACTAAAAAGTATACAACGGATACATTTTTACCGTTAGCAGGTGGTACTGTTACAGGTGCTATAGACATGGGCAGTAACAAAATCACTGCCAGTTATACTCCAAGTGCGAACACTGACCTCGCAACAAAAATATATGTCGATAATATTGCAGGGTCTGGAACTGCAGCCGCTGCTTCCGCAACTGCAGCCGCTTCAAGTGCAACAGCCGCTGCCTCCAGTGCTACTGCTGCAGCTTCATCTGCAACAGGAGCAGCTTCAAGTGCAACCTCTGCAGCAGCTAGCTTTGATTCTTTTGATGACAGATACCTTGGCGCAAAGTCATCAGCACCCTCTACGGACAACGATGGAGATGCTCTTCAGGTAGGAACTCTCTATTTTAATACTACTACAAACTCTATGCAGGTTTATGGTGGTTCTGGTTTTACTGCAGCAGGTTCATCTGTAAACGGAACTTCAAGTCGTAACACTTATACAGCTACTGCAGGTCAAACTTCTTTTGCAGCTACATACGATTCTGGTTTTGTAGATGTTTATCTTAATGGTGTAAAACTACTAGCAGGTACAGACTTTACTGCTACAAACGGTACTTCAGTTGTGTTAGCTTCTGGTGCTGCAGTAAATGATATAGTAGACATTGTAGCATACGGTACATTTACGCTATCTACTCATTATACTAAAACAGAAGCTGATGCTCTTTTAGCTACTAAACAACCTTATGCAACAATTGCAGTTACTGTTGTAAACTCTGGCGGTAACAAGTATGCTCTTGATGGAACAGTGCAGCAACTAGCTCAACTTAGACCCTCAATAACATATAGGTTTGATCAGTCAGATAGCAGCAACTCAGGACATCCACTGCGACTAAGTACAACTTCTAATGGTACACATGGTGGTGGTAGTGCATTCACTACAGGTGTAACAGCAGTAGGTACTCCAGGTTCTGCAGGAGCTTACACAGAAGTTAAACTAGAGCAAGATGCTCCAAATACTTTATATTACTATTGTACAAACCATAGTGGTATGGGTGGAGAGGTTGACGTAAATGCTAAACTACCTCTATCAGGTGGTACACTTACAGGTGGGCTAACTGGTACAACTGCTACGTTTACTGGTGATCTAACTGTAGATACAAGCACACTAAAGGTTGATAGCACCAACAATCGGGTGGGAATTGGCACGAGTTCTCCTAGCCGTCAATTAACTCTTTCACATACTAGTCAGGCTGAGATAGGTTTATTTAGTGGCTCAGACACTAGCGGTGGACTTATTTATCAAAACGCTAGTGAACAAAAAGTTCTTTTGGCAAACAGAGAAAGCGATGGTCATATTGCTTTTCAAACAGGTGGCACAACAGAACGTATGCGCATAGATAGCAGTGGTAATGTTGGGATTGGAGACTCAGCTCCAGTAAGTACGCTTGAAATATCTAAATCAGATCAAACCAACGGAACTACATTAACAATTACTAATGCGTTTTCTGGTGGTTCTTGGGCAGTAGATGACGTTATTGGATCTATAGACTTTAGGTCTGATGATGCTTCTTCTTCAGAGTTAACAAGAGGCCGAATACAAAGTGTTACTGATAATGTAACAGGGACTAATTGGTCTTATGGTACAGCGTTAACGTTTTCTACAGCATTTAATAATACGTTGTCGGAGAGGCTCAGGATAGACAGCAGCGGTAATGTTCTTTTAAAAACACTTGGTGCAGCCTTGCAGTGGAACAACGGTTATCAAACAATCACAGGCCAATCCACAGCAAACGATTTAACCTACCGCACCTACCAAAGCCACATCTTTAAAAATACTACTTCTGCAAGTTCTACAACCGATGGAACTGAGGTTATGCGCATAGATAGCAGCGGTAAAGTTGGGATTGGCACGAGTTCGCCTTCACGGAAACTATCCGTATATGACTCAAGCGCTCCATACCTTGCGTTGCAAAACTCTACCTCTGGAAGCACAAGCGGAGATGGTTTGCAGTTTCAGCTTGCTTCAGCCAACTCTTATTTGTGGAACTACGAAAACGGTTTTATGGCTTTTGCTACAAACAATGCAGAACGACTCCGCATCGACAGCAGCGGAAATTTTTTCCTAGGCAAGACAAGTGCTGCTCTTGGAACCGCAGGTCTTCAAGCGACATCTGGTGGGGCGGTAGTTGGAATAACCAGAGATGGGGGAGCTTCTTTCAACTTAAATCGTCTTACATCTGATGGCGAAATTATGGGATTTTTTAAAGATACCACACAAGTAGGTGGTATTGCATCTGTTAATGGTAACATTAAAGTGTCAGCCTACGGTGAAGAGTATGCTTCTTTATCAGGAACGTCTGTAACTATAGATTGTAGAGCAGGTAATAACTTTGCTTTAACTACATCAGGTAACACTACCTTCACATTTAGTAATGTGCCTACATCTGGTACAGCTTTTGGCTTTACACTTAAACTTACATCAGGTGGATCGCATACTATAGCGTACCCAAACACTGTAGACTTTGCAGGTGGTACAGCACCAGATGCTCCTGCTTCAGGTGAGACTGACGTGCTTGTATTTTATACAGTAGACGGTGGCACTAATTGGTACGGTGCTCTAGCAATTGACGCAGCAGGATAATAACGAATGAGTAACATTGCAAGAATGATGCAAAGGGCTACTGCAGGTGCAGGAGGTGCAGGGCTTGATGTAGATGAAGTTTTTAGCACGCATTTGTATAAAGGAACCTCAACATCAACAAATATTGTAAACGGCATTGACCTTACTGAAGGTGGTTTGGTTTGGACTAAGCCAAGAAACGCTTCTTCTAGACATGTTTGGATTGATACAGCAAGAGGAGTAGAAAAGTATATTGCAAGTAGTGATAACACTGCGGAAGCTACGCAAAGTGGCAATTCCTTAACTGCCTTTAATAATAATGGTTATACCATAGGTAATTGGGGCAGTATGAATAGCAGTTCTTACAACTACGTTAGTTGGACATTTCGGAAAGCTCCTAAGTTTTTTGATGTTGTAACATATACTGGGGATGGGACTACTGGAAGACAAATTTCTCATAGTTTAGATGCTACAGTAGGCATGATGATTTTGAAAAGAACAGATAGTTCTGGTTATTGGGGTGTTTACCACAGGTCTGGACACTTTTCTGCACCAGAAGATTATGTTCTTATTTTAGGCTCAACTTCTGCTCGTATTGATGATCAAATGTTTATAAATGATACCGCCCCAACTACTACACATTTTACCGTAGGTGCTGCTGCTGCAAGTGGTGGTGATTTTAATTCAAATGGTGCAACTTTTGTAGCCTACTTATTCGCACACAACAATAATGACGGTGAGTTCGGCCCAGACAGTGACCAAGATATTATTAAATGTGGGAAATTTGAAGGGCTAGCTTCTACTCAAAATATTAACATAGGTTTTGAGCCTCAATGGGTTTTATTGAAGCAAAGTTCGGCAGGGACTAGCAGTAATTGGATAATTATAGATGCTATGCGTGGAATAGTATCAGGTGAAAATGATACTGAGCTAAGAGCCAACACATCTGATGCAGAGGCCACAAGTAGTAACTATTTAGAATTAACAGCCACAGGATTTACTATACCTTCTAATTCTCCATTTAATACATATGGCCCAGAGTGTATTTACATGGCAATACGCAGAGGCAGTCTAAATACACCAGAGGATGCGACTAAGGTTTTTGCTATGGACACTGGGGCTAATTCAACGCCCTCATTTAATGCAGGATTTACAATAGATTCAGCATTGGTTGGTAGAGTGGATAGTACAGACAAATGGTTTTTTACCCCAAGACTAACAGGTTCAAATTATTTAGACACGGCTACTACGGCTGCTCAAGCCAGTAGTCCTGCTTTTGGTGGGTTTGATTATCAGACCAAGTATTATGGAGGTAACTTACCTAGTTCATATCAGGCATGGATGTGGAAAAGAGCACCAGGCTATTTCGATGTTTGTTGCTACAGCGGCACAACTACTGCACCAAGTTATCCACCTCAAACCTTAAATCATAATCTTGGTGCAGTAGTTGAAATGATGTGGATAAAATCTAGAAGCACAGGTGGAAACACTAATTATCCTTGGACAGTTTACCACAAGGATGTAGGGAATACTAAAGCATTATTTTTAAACACAACTGACGCTGCTTCAAGTGCTAGTATTTACTACTGGAATAATACTACTCCAACAAGCACACAGTTTACCGTTGGTGGTACTTTTGGCGTAAACGAATCTGGCGTAACCTACATAGCCTACCTTTTCGCTACCGTCCCAAATGTCAGTTGCGTTGGTTCAGTAACACACTCAGGAAGCTCTACAGACGTAGATTGTGGGTTCAGTTCAGGAGCTAGATTTGTTTTGCTGAAGCGAACTGACGCAACTGGAGATTGGTATATTTTGGATAGTGTGCGAGGCATAGTTTCTGGCAATGATCCTTACTTATTGCTAAACACAACAGCTGCCCAAGTTACTAACACTGATTACATTGATCCATTATCATCAGGTTTTCAAATCACAGGTGATTTCAATGACGGTGACTATATTTTCTACGCAATCGCATAACAATCAACTGACAAAAAGGAGTATCAACTAATGTCAGAATATCGTGAAAGGAAGACAGGCGAAGTTAAATCGCAAGGTGAGTGGAGATCAGCCTTTAAGAATATGTCTCTTCCAAAAGTGTGGAACAGTAACGTCTGTGACGCAATGAATATTGATCCAGTGCTAGCATCTCCTGCTGCTACAACAACAGCATATCAAACAAGTGTGCGTGATGGTGTAGAGCAAGACAGTAAAGGCAACTGGGTTGAGAAGTACGTAGCTAAAGATATGTTTGCTGATACCACAGATGATGATGGTAAGAAGACTACTAAAGCAGAGCACGAGAAAGCTTATCAGGATGCAATAGATGCTAACATTGCTGAACAGTATCGTGGTATGCGTAATATTAAACTGGTTGAAACAGACTGGACTGCTATGTCAGATGTCACTATGGCAGACAACATGAAAACCTACAGACAGGCTTTACGTGATCTACCAACTCATAAAAACTGGCCTAACCTAGAAGATTCTGACTGGCCTACAAAACCATAACACAAAAAAGGACTTTAACTTATGACTAGAGCAAGAGATTTAGCTGACTATATTTCAACAGGTGTTTCAGACACTGAGCTTGATGTATTGGACGGTGTTACAGCAGGTACTGTTACAGCATCTAAGGCTCTAGTCGTAGATGCAAACAAAGATGTAGCAAGTCTTAGAAATATTACAGCAACAGGAACTGTTACAGGTAATGTAACTGGAAATGTAACAGGTAACGTTACTGGTAACGTGTCAGGATCATCTGGTTCTACAACAGGTAACGCAGCTACTGCAACAACAGCAGGTACAGTTACAACGGCTGCACAAACTAACATCACATCACTAGGTACACTAACGACTCTTACTGTAGATGACATCACAATCAATGGGTCAACCATATCTGATGCAGGTGATCTAGATTTTGATATAGGGGGTGATTTAAATATAGACGTTGATGGTGGTGATGTACGATTAAAAGATGGTGGTACTCAGTTTGCCAGTTTGTACAAGAGTGGTAATAATTTTGGTATATATAACCCCATTTCAGATGGAGACTTATTGTTTCAAGGAAAAGATGGTAGTTCATTTTTTACTGCCCTCACCGTTGATATGTCAGCAGCAGGAGCAGCTACGTTTAATGCAGGAGCTACATTTGGTGGCACTGTTACTGTATCTGAAGATACAGATGCTTCTGCTATAATAGGTCGTGCACATGTTGGTTATGTGGGTCATAGTGATTGGGCAGGTTTTAGTCATGTAGATACTGATAGTCAAACTAGCTATGCTTTACTTCAAAACCCATCAGGTTCAACGAGAGTAAACTCTGCTTCTGGACAAAGCACACTTCTTACAATTGGTAATAGTACTGTTGCTACAGTAAGCTCTTCAGCAGCTACGTTTAATTCATCAGTGCTGCTTTCTGGAACAGGTGGTCTTACGACAACAGGTGGAAATAACCTGACTGTATCTGGCTCTGTGGCAGACCATGCAGGATTAATTTTTGCAACCCATGCTATTTTACCTGCCGAAGCAGGAGCAGAAGCCTCAGCTAATGTCATTGATCTTGGTGCTAATGGTAATGAATTTAAGAGTTTATATTTAAACACAAGCATTGTTACTGATTCGGATCTTACTGTAGATGTTGGTGGAAACATCGTTTTAGATGCAGATGGTGGGGGAATTTATTTTAAAGATGCAGGAACAACTGTAGGTTTCTTTCAGAATGACGGTGGGGATTTCAGGATGCTATCCTCTGCGTCTGATAAAGATATTAAATTTTTAGGAAACGATGGTGGATCAACTATAACTGCTCTTACCCTTGATATGTCAGAAGCAGGTAAGGCTACATTCAACAGTGATATAGTTGCTCCACGTTTTGTTGACTCAGATAACTCAGGCTATTATGTTGATCCTTATTCTACATCTGTTTTAGCTTATGCCTACCTACAACAATCTTACGGTTTTAATACTGCTTTATCTGGTACAACACCAACAATAAACGCAGGGCAGTTTAATAGTTTTAGTTTAACTACTTCAGGTAACACTACATTTACTTTTAGTGTAAATGGTGTAAGCACTGGCTATCTAATAGGTTTTACTCTACAACTTACAGCAGGCGGAACTCACACGATAACATATCCAAACTCTGTAGATTTTGCAGGGGGTTCAGCCCCAGATGCCCCCGCATCAGGTGAGACTGACATACTTGTTTTTATTACAAGAGACGGTGGAACAACTTGGTATGGCGCATTAGCTATTGACGCAGCAGCATAAGTATGCTAACATAGGAGAAAATTATGGTAACACCAACAACAGCCAAAGGATAACCTTGGGCATAATATCTTAACAAAGGAGAAATCAAATGGTAGAGAAACAAACAAAAACCATTACAATCAATGATAAAGAGTATACTGAAGATCAACTAACAGATCAACAAAAAATAATCATCAATCACCTTACTGATTTAGACAGAAAGATAGGATCAACACAGTTTAACCTTGATCAACTTAATGTAGGTAAAAATGCATTTATGAGTATGTTAAATGAGTCACTTGAAGAAGAGTCAGATTCTACTGAAGAGTAGTTAATAATAATTTTTAAAGTAAACTGAAAGTTGTATAATGATAAGTAATAAACTTATGATGTTAGCTGCGGCAGGGGCAGGGGGTAGTGATAGTTATTGGTATGTTAAAACATCTGCTAACAATACTGGAAATGGTAATATAATTCCTGGTGGATTAGATGTTGACAGTAGTGGTAATATATACTCTGTTGCGACTGTTATTAATGACAGTCGTGATGTGATGATCTTAAAAAAAGTTCAAGACGGTGCTACACCTACTATTACTGATCGAGTAACATGTCATAATCATATACCTTATTCCAACAGTTATGCAGATTGCCAGTACGGCTATAAAAACTGTCAATTATTTGATAATGAAACTAAATTACATATTGACGGTTTTGGCCCAGGTCCGTATGGCTATACTGAATATAAATTATATAGATATAACACAAATTTAACACAAAATAATTTATTTTTTGATTCTAATTATAATTACTATGCTTGTGGACATTCTGCGTTTTCTAACGGTCAGTCTAGTTCTAGTTACAGTAACAGACTTTATCCTGTAGGAGCTGGTAGTGCTCCATATTATTGTAATACAACTAGTTCTGTTAGGGAAAATGGCGATGTTTGGTTACAAGGCTATGATCAGTACTATTCATATATAGGTGCTTTAATTAAAGGAAGTACTAGATTAACTAATATTTACAACAACCATCAAGCAGGATGTCATCAAGTAGGTAGCAGCAGCTTTCGTCACGATTCAGCAGGACATTGTATAGTTGTAGATAATGATGATGATCATGTATATTGGGCAGGTGCTGTTGCTAATTCAGGCCCACCTAATTATTATAGTGCTTTCCCTTTTGTGTGTTCTGCTAGATGGGATTCTACTAATGGAATAATGACTTATAACTCAAACATGCAATATCCAGTAACTCCAGGGGGAACTGGTTTGTCTGGTGGTAATAGGTACAGTGGAAATACGATAACTATTAGTCCTGTTGCAGACGCTAATGGAGATAAATGGGTATTTGCAGCATGGCTTGTAAATTATAGTTATTATAGGGGAATTTACTATTTAAGGTTAAAAATTACTAGTTCAGGAAAAACAGTGCAGTCTGCGTTTAATGAAATAACTGGTATAAGTACAAGTGATGATAAAAGAGTGTGGGATTCTGTTATTGACTCTCAAGAAAATTATTATATAATTTTTAATGTTAATGACGGTCAATTAGTTTTATGGAAGTATAATTCTTCTGGCACTTATGAATGGAGCCGTACATTTAGTTATAGTGGAGCTAGTGGTTCTAATGCCTATGATTTTTGTGATCATTGTTCAGGCGGTGCAGATACAGGTTATTTTTCTACATCATTACAAGTAGATAGCAATGATAATATTTATATACATACTGGTACAATGACACCCTCTTCAGGCACTCAACC